ACCCATGAATCTATAGGGCCGCTGAAGGACGCTAGGCAAAGACTGATTGACCAAGGGGTTCTCCCAAAAGATTACCCTGAAATGAAACTTGGGGAGTCATTCTGGCCCGGTCCTAGCCTTGGCCAGGATTACCACTGGTCAACAGAGGAGATGATCCGTACAAAACATAATACTCCCCCATTTCAGTGGGATGCTCTTTATATGCAGAACCCAACTCCAGTTGAGGGGGGAATAATCAAGACCAAATACTGGCAAGATTGGGATGCTGACAAGCCACCTCCATGTGATCACATATTGATGTCTCTTGATACCGCATTCTCAGAGAAGTCTACGGCAGATTACTCAGCCTACACACTATGGGGAATATATCCAGACTCACGCTGGAACGACGACAGCAAATCTATGGAAGACCTACAGTGCATGATATTACTCGGCGCTGGAAGAGGACATTGGTCTTTCCCCCAGCTGAGATCTAAGATAATTGATAAATACGCCAAACATAAGCCCGATACGGTGCTGATCGAAAAGAAGGCTTCTGGCCAGTCCCTGATTCAGGAACTGAGAATGGCGTCCCTTCCGGTAATCGAGTTTAACCCCGATAGAGATAAGGTTGCAAGGGCGTACGCCTCAAGCGCCATATTCCATAATAAGCGCATTACTGCCCCCCTCCACAAAGATTGGGCTAAGGATGTTATTGACGAATGTCGTGCCTTCCCCAATGCACCAAATGATGATTACGTAGATACTGTTACTCAAGCTGTAATATGGATGACATCTGGTGGATATATTGTTCATACTGACGATCCGTGGCATAATGTTGACGAAGATGATATAATTAAACGTAGGGCTAGTGGAGGATTCTATTAATGGCGCGAGATGATATCGTAAAAATTTCAGAAAATAATCCAGCAGGAGAGGAACTCGTGCTGGAAGAGGATATGAATGCTCCTGCTATGGAGATTGAGTTTGAAGGTGAAGAAGAAAAATTTAATGAACAAGAAGAGATCTCTCCATTTTTACAACACAATGCCAACTTAGCAGATTTTCTTGCGGAAGATCCTGAAGGGGATTCATTATTAGAAGAGGTATCTTCTAATCTTATGGAGTTGTTCGATGCTGATAAAGAATCCCGTTCTGAGTGGGATAGCATCTCGTCTGAAGCTGTTGGTCTTTTAGGATTTAAAATTGAAGAGCCAGATCGCCCATTTGCTGGTGCATGTGGTGCGTCCCACCCTGTATTATCACAGGCTGTAGTAAAGTTCCAAGCTAAAGCGTATAAGGAACTGTTTCCATCACAGGGTCCGGTTCGTACTCGTATTATGGGAGCTGTAACCCCAGAGAAAGAGCAGCAATCTCTACGCGTTAAAGAATTCTTAAATTATCAGACTACTCAATTAATGCCTGAATATGGTCCCCAATTAGATAAGCTATTATTTCATACTGCCCTATATGGCTCTACTATTAAGAAAACATATTGGGATGTTCCAATGAACCGACCAGCATCTAGGTTAGTAAAGGCTGAAGATTTCGTTATTGACTATTATGCCGATGATCTAGAGACTGCCGAACGGTATACCCATGTTATGAAGCTTACTAGCAATGAAATAAAAAAGAATCAGATTGCTGGGCAATATAGAGATGTTGAATTAGGCACTTCATCTGATGTCGACCTTACTGATACTGATGAAGAGGTTGATGAAGTACATGGCAGGTCTCAACCCAACAACATGTTTGGAGATCAGCATACTGTGCTTGAGATGCACATTGATATGGAAATTCCAGGATTCGAACACCCAGATGGACTGTTGCTTCCGTATATTGTTGTTATTGAAAAAGATTCACAAAAAGTTCTATCCATCCGCCGAAATTGGAGAGAGGGTGATCCTGACTTCAGTAAGAAAGTTTATTTCACGCACTATACATTTGTGCCTGGTCTAGGGTTCTATGGTTATGGATATTTGCATTTAATTGGAGGATTGTCTAAGACGGCTACCACATCGCTTCGTCAGCTGACAGATGCTGGCACATTCTCCAATCTACCAGCTGGATTTAAAGCTCACGGCTTACGAATGCTTGCTCCTGATGAACCATTATCCCCTGGAGAATGGCGGGAAGCAAATGCACCTGCTGGCGACCTGAATAAATCTTTGGTACCATTGCCTTATAAAGAGCCTTCACGAACTCTTTTTGAGCTTATGAAATTTATGGTCGAAACTGCCAAAGAGTTTGCTGACCAGACAGATGTAGTAGTGGCTGAGAGCTCAAATTACGGGCCTGTAGGGACTACTCTAGCCTTATTAGAGCAATCTGGTAAGCTATTCAGCGCAATCCACCAAAGAATGCATGCGGCACAGGGGCATGATCTTAAGTTATTAGCTGAATTAAACTTTGAGTTTATGCCAGAACAATACCCATATCAAGTATCTAATGGGGATCAGAACATATTTAAAGCCGACTTTGATCCAATGGTTATCGACGTTGTCCCAGTATCTGATCCTAATATGCCCACTGAAGCACACCGTGTAGCTAAACTAAACGCTATCCTTACTACTGCCATGCAAGATCCGGGTTCCCATGATATGAACGCTATTAGATTGGATATGTATCGTGCTATGGGTGTCGACCAACCAGAACGATATATGAAGCAACAACAGCAGCCGTATACAGGAGATCCGGTTACAGAGAATAGTATGGCTTTGGTAGGAACGCCTCTTAGGGCTGATCCAGTTCAGTCTGATGATGCTCACATTGTTACCCACGCAATGCTCATGCAGAATCCAGCGTTCGAAGAGAACCAAGGTATGAAACAGATTATGTTGGCCCACATCAATGAGCATTTAGCTTCTAAACATAGAAAGGAAATGATTGAGATGATTGCCCAGCGTGATCCACAGGCAGCTGAAGCTCTTATGTCCAATCAACAGAAGTTCCCGCCTGAGATGGAACAGATGATTGCTATTGCGGCGATGGAAGCCTCAGATTCCGTTCTTAAACTGGATGAAGCTAAGGCCAGAGCTATGGCAGGTAAGAGTTCTGATCCTATTATAGAACAGCAGGAACGTGAACAGGATCTACAAGAAACTAAGCAGAATCAGGACTACAACCTAGCAGTAGGCGACCAGTCCCTGAAGGAGGCTGAGATCATGATTGATGATCAAAATGCCGACGATGACCGAGCTATGAAGCTCAGGATTGAGAAACTTAAACTTATTGAGAAAGGATCAAGCAATGGCTAAACAAAGTTACGGCCCACAAAGCAAGAAGAATAAGCCTAAAAAGTAGTCATGGAAAATGCTACAAAGCTGGCGTCTAGGATCGCAAAAAACATCTCAGAAGCTAAGATGGCAAACTTAGACCAACTAATGGGAGGCGTTGAAGACTATGCCCAATACAGATATATCCAAGGTTCAGTGCATACTTTAGATACTGTATTACACTTTATCAACGATGAATATAAAAAACTTAATAAAGGAGACGGCAATGACGAAGAAGAAGGAGATAGTACCGATTGAACCATTGGGGTGGCGAGTACTCGTTAAACCTATGGAAGGTAAGGCTAAGTCTAAGGGGGGTGTGCTACTTCCCGACGAAGTTAAAGACGTTAATAAGCTGGCAGCTACTACCTGTGAGGTAATCAAGGTGGGCGCTTTAGCTTATGCTGAAGTAGAAAAGTTTCCTAATGGGCCTTGGGTCAAAGAAGGGGACATTGTAATGATTGAGCGATTCTCAGGCTCTAAGTTTAAATACATGGGTGAGGACTACAGACTGCTGAATGACGACGAGATATTAGCAATTTCTACTGATCCAGACAATATATCTCATGCTTGAGTTGCATTCTACTCTGCAATGTGTTAATCTTTAACTATGCGTAATCGTAGGTTCGCAACTATGGAGGAATGAAATGGACAACGAAGACGAAAAAATTGAAGTTGATGGTATCGAAATTGACGGTATTGACAACGTTGATGTGGAGTTAGAAGATGTTGGGACGGTACTCAATGTTGAAGACTATAAAAAAGAAGCCGAAAACAAAGAAGAAATTGTATCCCTTGAAATCGAAGGTGAGATCGGTGAAAAAAGTGAGGCGGAAACCTTAGATTCTGATGAGGAAGAAGATCTATCAGATGAAGAAAGAAAGAAGTTAGGTAAACGCGCCCAAAGGCGCATATCACAGCTTGTAAAGAGAGCCAAGGAAGCCGAAGAGGCTACTACAGTTCTTGAAGGGAGACTCGCGGAATCTCTGCAGAGATCCAGTGAATTACAAGTTAAGACATCTAGTAGAGAGAAGGAACTGCTCACTGAACACGAAGAGAGGGTTCTCGCACAAGAAAAGTCTATACTACACTCTCTACGGGCACACAAGGAGACAGGCGATTTAGATGCAGAGGTTGGCGCACAAGATGACTTGATGCAGTTAAAAGCTGAGAAGATGCTCATTGAGAGAGCCAAATCTCAGTTAGAAGTCGCAGAGAGGAATAAAGAAGAAAGGGCTGCGCTCGTAAACGAGGAGGGCGGCCAACCTAGACAACAGGCTATGAGACCAGACCGCCATGCACTAAGATGGCAAAAGAAGAATATATGGTTTGGCGGAGATGGAGCTAAAGATAGATTAATGACTCAGACGGCTGTTGCCGCTCATAATGAGTTATTGGAAGAAGGGTACTTCCCTGATCCAAAAGATCGAGAAGCAGTAGAGGACTACTACTTGGAGTTAGATCGTAGGATCAAGGATGAGTTCCCTGAAGAATTCGAGGAAGGTTTTGACGAGGACACAGTCTCCGTACGTTCTAAGAAGAAACCTACTCAGGCAGTAACTGGGGGAACGCGCACCTCTGGTAGGGCCAGGGCTAAAAATAAAGTGACTCTAAGTAAGAGTCAAGTTATGATGGCCAAAAGACTGGGTGTAAGCCCGGAAGCATATGCGCGAGAACAGCTAAAGCTCCGCAAGGAAGCTTAGACCGGAGGTAAGAATGTCACAGACTTCTAATACTACTCGAAGTACCCGCGATGCGGGAACCCGTAAAAAAGAATGGCGTCCACCCGGAAAGTTGGATGTTCCTGAGCCGCCTGCAGGGATGAAATACCGATGGGTTCGACATGAACTCATGGGCGAAGATCAATCCGCTAATGTTTATCAGTGGAGCCGTCAAGGTTATGAGCCAGTTAAGGCTAATGAACTTGGTGACTTTCTAACTGATAGAATGGAAGGTGGAAAGCATGATGGAGTTATTAGATCTGGAGATTTGATCTTGACTAAAGTTCCCATCGAGATTGCTGAACAAAGAATTGGCTATTTTGAAGGCCAAGCTAAACGGCTACAGCAGGCCGTCGATATGGAACTGACCAAGGAAGATTCTCAGGCAATGCCCATCGAGCGGGAAAGTAGCACCTCCGTGACACGAGGAAGCAGTTCGCGCAACGAACAAGAATTTGAGGATTAGTATACTGTTTACCAGGTACTGACCTCATAGAAAGGATAAAGTTATGGCTTATGGTTTTGTACCTGTTCGGTCTCCGATGACAGGGCACCCTACTCCTAACTGTTTGTCCAGTTACGAGATTGCCGATGATTACGGAACAATGATCATCGCTGGCGATCTTGTCGCTTTACACACTACTGGCTATCTCATTAATCATACCGCCTCTTTGATTATGGTTGGTGTTTTTGCTGGTGTTGAGTACGTGGATGAAACCACGGGCGACGTTAGGTTCGATTCAGTCTGGGCTGCTTCTCAGTCTATTAAGGCTGGGACTAAAGCAAGAGCTTATGTTTTTGATGACCCCAATACGGTCTTCAAGGCTGAAGCTGATCAAAATACTACCGCTCTTACCAGAGCGCAAGTTGGTGAAAATGTTGATACGGACGCGGCTGCTGGTAACTCCGCTGTTAAGACTTCTCTTGAAGGTATCGACTCTACTGCTCTCACGCAGAACACCACTGGCAATTTCAAGCTCCTAGGTTCCGCAGAACTCGACGAAAGTTGGTCTGCTGCTGGTACCGTTATGGACGTATATGTAATGCCAAACGAGCACTTCTATAAAGCCGTTGTTTCCGGCATCTAAGGGAGTTATGTAAATGGCTATTTCACGCGCACAACTACTCAAAGAGTTGGAACCCGGCTTAAATGCTATCTTCGGTGATGAGTACTCTCAGTACGAAAATGAAGATGCTCCACTCTTTACTACCGAAAAGTCCAACAGGGCTTTTGAGGAAGAAGTTCTCTTCCCCGGCTTCGGTGCCGCTGCAGTCAAACCTGAAGGCCAAGGCGTCCAGTACGCGACTACTGGCGAAGGTTGGGTTGCACGGTATACTCATGAGACGGTCGCTCTTGCGTTCGCCATCACTGAGGAAGCTGTTGAAGATAATCTCTACGACAAGCTATCGAGTCGTCTCAGCAAAATGCTGGCACGTTCGATGGCACATACCCGACAAGTTAAAGCTGCTAACGTTTACAACAACGGTTTCAGCGCCAGCTTCTTGGGTGGTGATGGTGACGCTCTCTGTAGCACCTCTCATACGCTGCAGAAAACTGGTAGTGACCTCGCAAACCGCTTGAATCCTGACGCTGATCTCTCTGAGACGGCTCTGGAAGCTGCGATTGTCGAGATTGCTGGATGGACCGACGATGCTGGTATCCCCACTTCGTTGCAGGTTAAGTCTCTGCACATTCCGCGTAACTCAGTGTTTATCGCTGAACGCATCCTTAAGTCACCGTACCGTGTTGACACCGCTAATAACGATGTTAACGCGATCTACAACATGGGCGCTGTCCCAGGTGGTTACTACGTTAACCATCGCTTTACTGACACTGACGCTTGGTTCTTACGGACTGATGCGCCAAATGGCATGAAGCACTTCGTTCGGAAGCCTATCTCCACGAAGATGGAAGGTGACTTTGAGACGGGCAATGTCCGATTCAAGGCCCGTGAACGATATGTCTACGGCTGGTCTGACTGGCGTGGCGTA